GACGACCAGCAACGTGCCGTCCTCCGTGATGGTGGTGATCGACGTGACCGGATATCGCTCAAGGTTGAAGCTGGCGGCGCCGTGGCTGCGGAGCGACTCCTCGACGGTCTCCTCAACCAGGACGCGATTGCAGGCCTTGGCGATTGCGGCACTGGCCGCGGCAATCAGCGGCGGCAGCGTCGCGTCTTCGGCGCCGCCCGTGATGCCCAGCGCTGCCTTGACGGCCGCAAGCGTCGCGAGATCATGACTGCTTGCTGCGGTGATGACGGTGAGCATGAGGCCCTCGATTAAAAAAGCGGCTGCCCGAAACGTTGGGCCACGGGAATGATCTCGACGACCGGGCAGCCGCCATCGCCGGATTTTGAAACCCGGCGATGAAGCAATGCGTGTGCGCCGATTACTGCGGAGGATTCGCCGTCGGCGCGCTGTTCGGCTTGCCGAGCACCCACATTCCCGAAAGGAAGATGTTGCCGCTGTCATTGCCTGACGGCGTGACGGTGGCGCGGATGTACCGCTTGTTGCCGATGTAGCCGAGCTTGCGGCACTCGACGTCATCGTCGAACTGGAACCCGGCAAGGGCTTCCGTGCCGATCATGTCGGCGTCCGCCACCGCGGCCGCGCCGCTCATTCCGGAGTCGTTCGATTCCTCGAGCAACACCGCGAAGGTCGCATTGGTGTCCGTCTCGGTACCGGTGACCAGCGCCAGCATGGCGGCGCCATAGCCGTAGGTATCGAGGATTGTCGACACGATTGCAGTGTTGTCGGTGCGCGCCGCCGCCGGAGCGATGGCTGGCTTGAATTGAAGGTGACTCGTCAGATCTCGCATCGTCTTGTTCCCTTGTGAAAGGCGGTTGAGGTGTCGGGGCGCGTGGAACGCGCCCCGCTATGATCAAGACGTTGCGATCTTCAGTTTGCGGATGGCTTCAGGCTTGCCGACGCCGCCGGCCACACGACGGCGACCGTGGAAACGGGTCATACCGTTGGTGGCCTGGGAGTACGGATCCCGCAGGATGCTCAGGCTGATGCGATCGAAGACTCGATAGCCCTGGGTGAAGTCACCGAAGACGATCGGGAACGCGCCGGCGCCGATGTCCGGCATGTCCGGCATTTCAACGATCGGGCGACCGAGAAGCGTGGTCACCGGCGTGTTGTTCAGGCCAGCCATGGCGACCATGTAGTTGCCGTTGGTGTCCTTCAGCTTGCGGATGGCGCCGAGCGTGGTGGAGTTCATGCCCCAGGTGCCGTTGATGCGATACGGCGCCTTGATCGCGTGATAGAGGTCGATGAGACCGTCACCCTTTACCAGGCTCGCATCGGTGCCCGGCGTGTAGGCAACGTTCGCATCGGCCATGAAACCGGACGGCGAAAGCTGGCTTGCACCGTTGACGAACGCGACGCCCTCGAGATAGCCGAACTCCTCACCAAATTCGTAGGCGAGCAACTGTCCGATGTCGAAAGCGCTGTCTTCGAGCATCGCGTTGCTGACGTCGACATAGGCGGCGATCTCGCAAACGCCGTAGCGGTTCTGACCGAAGGTGACGGTCGTTTCCGGCCGGGCCTGCGTTTCGCCAACCCAGGCGCCGGTCATGCCGCCGGTGCGCTTGGGCCAAAGCACCGCGGGCGCGCCGGTCGGCATGACGCGGGAGATCGACCGCACAGGAGAGAACAGCACGACGTTGCGGTCCAGTTCGGCTTGGAATGCATCCGGCGCGAGGAAGCCGCCGGCGGTATCATCCGACACGCGAAGCGACTTGATCTCGTCGGCGGACAGCGCTTCCTTGCCCTTGCGGATGAAGGTTTCGAACGACTTTTTCTCGACGGCGTCGGCTTCCTTGGTCTCGGTGCCGGTTCCGGGACGATTCAGCTTGGCCTGGATGGCATCGATCTGCGCCTGCAGTTTCGGGTCGATGCACTTGCCTTCGACTGCCTTGAGGCGTTCGTCGACGCTCTTCTGGAGATCGTCGAGCGCCTTCTGAACGATCGCAGCCGGGTCGATATCGCCGTCCTTGAGTTCGATGGCGCCGGAAAGCATGCGCGCCTGGTGCTGGTGAATCATTGTGGTGCTCACTTTCTAAAGGCCGCAGCGGCCCGGTTGATCGCTTCGGACAGCGCGATTGCGTCCGCTGCGGATTTCGATGAGGTGATGCGCGCGCCGGGGTGCATGGGCACCGTGACCAGCGAAATTTCGACGAGGTCGAGCAGCTTGATGTCTCGGCCGCCGCCTTTGCGCGCCGTCGCCTTTTTGGTGATGAATCCGATGCTGATACCAGTCAGCGCCTTGACCTTGACGAGCGCGTGCACCTCTTTGGCGCGGGCAACGTCGTTGATCAGCAGCTGGCCCTTGGCCTGCAGGCCGTCCGGTCCTTCCTTGATGTCGTTCCAGACGCCAACCGGATCGTTGGGCCGGTGTCCGAACAGCATCGGCAGAGTTGCCGGGGCCGACGCGAACGCGCCCTTATGGATCCAGTCGCCGACACGATCGCCGGAGGCGAACGGCCATGCCATTGCGGTGATCACGCCGGCGTCGTCCACGGCCAAGTTCGCCTTGAACTCGAAATGTGCGTTCATGCTGCCACCGGAACTGGTTTGGGGCGCGCCGGCGGCGGCGGCGGCGGATTCGCCGTGACACCGGTGGCGTTGGCCGGGGGCCTGAGAACGTCACCGCCTGCAATCTTGGGGCGGTTGTCGATCGCGCGGACCTCGTCGACGGCGAGGAAGGGACCGCCGCATGCCGCTGTGAAAGCGGCGTACCGTGCAGCAAGATCGGCCTTCACCAGCGAGTCGACTTCGAATTCCGGATAGAACTCCGCTTGCTCAGCTGCCGTGAGCAGCCGGGAGATGGCGCCCTGCCAGAGTTTGCAGCGACCGAGCAACGTGAATGTTAGGAACGATTGGGCCATCTCCTCGGAATTGGCCCAGGTCGCGCGGCCCAGTTCGTAGATCAGCGTCGGCGGGACTCCGAGCCCGCGACCGATCTCGATCGACTGGAACACACGCATTTCAGAGAACTGAAGATCGACCGAGTTGAAGGTGATCGGCGTGAATGTGACGCCATCTTCAAAGATCGCGGTCCCGCCGCTGTTCTCACCGGTGTGAGCGCCGCGCCATGATTTCTGGAGGCGCTTGTAGACGACGTCATCGAGTTTTTTGCCGTTGGTGCTCAGAGCCCCGCTGGGCCGTGCACCGTTGCCGAGCAAGCGAGCCGCGTGCCCCTCGAGCGCCATCGCGAGGCCGATCGCTTGCCGCGCCTGGCGTATCGCCGACAGCGGCCGGGCGCCGTGGCGGTTGGCGAAATTGATGCTGCCCGGAATGTGCAGGATATCGAACCACGAGTACTGGGTGACGGCACCGCCGGCGGCCGTGAATTCGTAGTACGGCTCCATCGTGACCGGGTCGCACTTCTCGAGGACGCAAAGCGGGTCAAGGCGGATCAACTCGACGATCTTGTCGCCAACCCGATTGGCGAGCGCGTAGCCGGCGCCTTCGGTGATGACGTCGGTTTCGAGCTGCATGATGAATGCTGACGAGCTCGTCCAGGCGTTAGGACGATCGTGCAGCAGTTTGTAGAGCGGATGATCAGATGCGCGGCTGCGGTCGTCATCGGTGCCGCGCTGATAAAGGAAGAGGCCTAGGGAGCCGAGCGTTTCGACCCGGATCCGGATCGCCGCGGCGACCGCGACGCAATCCATTGCTTTGCTGGGAGTGACGAAAATCCCGGCCGCAGTTTTGGCCCCTTGATCGATCAGCGCTTCCCACGCCGATTGATCGAAGCTTTTCTGCTCAACACCGAGAATCTTTTGAAGCCAGCCCATTTTCCCGCACGATCATCCCGATCGTCGATTCATGCGGCCGGGTCGCGCGATTTGGCTAGTCGGCAGAAAACAGGTATTCCCGGGTTATTCTGGCGTTCAATAGGGAACAGGGTGACCGAATGGCAAATCTTTACGACATCATGAAGGGCAAAGCTTATTCGCTTGCTACGACGACGAGCGGAAAAGGAAACGGGGACGCCAAAGCCGCCGGTTTCAAAGACGTCTTTGATTACATCATGTCAGACAGCGATGATCCTCGACATACCCTTTTCCTTATGATGCTTACCGATGACGTCATGGTCGAAGGCCATCGAAGGATTCTATTAGATGGCATGGCGCAAGAATATGCTGGCTTGCCGAACTGGATGGCATACGTCGATCGAGAGACGAAAGCCTAACCGATCTTCTTTGCGCCCTTGAGCCACGCGAGCAAGTCCGCCTTCATGCAGAAGTATCGTCCGCCTGGTTGCGAGACTGGGCAATCGGGGAGCGTCGCCCACCGGTAAACCGTCTCAACCGATACGCCAGCAAACCGCGCAATAACGGTCGCTCCCCATAGGGCGTCTGTCATTCCGCCACCGGCGATTTGCGTTTGATTTTGTTGCTGCGCTTGGCCTTGCGGGCTGTGTTCCGTTGCAGGCGCCTCGATAGCGCGGCGGCGAGTTCTTCTTTTTCGATGTCGACGAGGTCGAAGCTGCTCGTCTCCGGCCAGCAGGTCCGGGGTTGGAAAACGTCACGCATCGCGCGGAGGTTCCTTGCGTGGTGGAAATGGCGGCGGATGATCCCATCCCCGTCGACCACCAGGCACTCGGCTATACCATCGGACGCGATGCGCAGCAGTCGCATCGGTGCGGTGCCATCCCCCTTCACCATGTCGTCGCTGATGAGCATGATCAATTCCAATTGTTCGAAAGTACGTCAGCGAGCGTAAGCGAGTTGTCGGCACTGAATGGTTCGTCCATCGATATCTTGTTCGGATAGAACCTGTCACGGTTGTGAATCGAGAGCAGCCGTCGCGCTTCGCTGGTGATCATGGAAAAATCGATTGTTCCCTCGAGGAGAGCGAGCACGATGGCACCGGCGATGTCATCGCGAGCGTCGCGGTCCAGGGCCCTTGGCAGTGCCGCGACGGCGCGCCGCCATAGGTCATTTTGCGACAACGCTGAGGCGTGGCGCTCGCCGGCCAACATCATGCCGCGGACAGTCATGGTGCTCGGTGCGATCACCCGGACGTTGGCCGGGTCGATCTTTGGACGGCCGTTCACCAAGTGCAGGCGAGTCCGCCGCGCCACGACAGCGCTTTCGACGGCAACCAGCAGATCGGGATTGCGAAACCGCGCCCGCAAGAGCGTCTGCGCGTGAGGACCGCCGGGCGTTATCCGGGAAGTGTGTATCTCCTGCCGGGCATCGGACAGCATCAGTGCGGTGGCCGCCCGCCTCAATTCGCGGGCGGAATATGCCGGACCTTGGCGCAACGCATTCGGGCCGGCCTGGCGCGCGCGGCCAGCGGCGCGGTATCTCGCGTCGTATTCCGGGCGCGCTTTAAGAAACCTCGAGAACGACTCGTAGTCCGGGAACTGCGACCGATCTGAATTTAGGATCTGGAGGATGGCGCCGCCGGCAATGATGCGCCGCTCGATCTCGTCGAAAGCAGCGAGCGCCTTGCTGTGCGGTCGCTCGCGGCGCGCCAGTGCGAGATCGTAGCGAAGCTCCAGGTCGGGGTTGTAGCGGAGCGCGGCGACGAAGCTATCCCGGCTCGGAAAGCGCGGGTCGCTTGCGCAGGCCTGGCGCACCGACATGCCGCCCTCGATCAGCTTCAACATCTCGTCGGCATGCTGGAGGCCGGAGAGCTTAGGGCGGCTTTGGCCGGCGCGCGAACATGCGACGTTGAAGCGGGCGCGCAAGTCTGTGTCGGTTCGGAGTCGACCGTTGAACTGCGCAGCGCTCGGGAAGTCCCGTCGAGATCCGCACGCTGCCTTTACCGCCATGCCGGTGGCGATCAGCGCCAACACGGCGTCGATGTGCCTGAACCTCTTGGTCTTGGCTGAGAAAATCCGACGTGGCATGGCTCGAATCACTAAAATCGAATTGGTGATTTGTCAGCCCAGGAAATGCTCCGCCGGAAAAACTATCAACGGCTGCGACGATGCGGAGCCCGCAATGCGTTCGAACGATGCCATCGTTCCTTGGATAGTCCGCGGCGATGGAATGGGTGCGGCTAGGGGAGGGCGGAACAGACAGCCATCCCATTGCCTCTTCGACCTCGTTTCGATCAATGAGACTGAGCGTGAGCAACTAATAGAATAAGAGATATTGCATCACGCTCATTCTCACGCCCTAGGGGTGTCGTCTCTCAAAAAAAGATCTTGATCCCATACCGGTTCGCGGTGTACCGATTCGGTGCGCACAGAGTTGCGTGTGTTGATCTCGACGAAATCGAAGTCACAGCGGGCGCCTCGCAGCGCTGGAGCCCGACAACCGGCTTCACTAAACCCGGCCGATTGTGGTCACGCATTAGGACAACATCCTTATGAGTGGCCGTCCGCTGAGGCGACAGAGCGCGTGCTCACACTCGAAGGAAAGGCCTCGCGGCAGCGAGGAATTCTTCGGGTGAGCGCGCTGCCGAGCGACCGCCCTATTTTGAGGTGGTCACTATGTCGAAAAGTAAACAGCCGATCCAGCCGCCGGGCGTCCTCGCCGGCAATATGGCATACCCCCCAAACCAAGCAGCTGCGGTGTCCGGCCGAAGTCGGTCCCGGATTTTCAAGGCGATCCGCGATGGCGAGTTGACGGCCGTCAAGGATGGTCGTGCAACGTTGATCATGCGGGACGAACTGCAGCGCTGGTTGGGCGCAATGCCGACCGTTGGCCGCTCGCCGGCTCGGGAGGTGCGCAATGCCCAATCAGGTTAGCAAAACGCGAAACCCCGTCGCTGTGAACGACGGGGGGCTTCGCAAAGATCAACGATTATCGCTGGAACCACAAAACTACACCACCTTCGAATCCTCGACAAGCGCTTCCTCGATTGAAGAGGCGTTCGAAATCTGGTGGATGCATTATCCGCGGAAGGTCGACAAAGGCGCGGCGCGGAAGGCATTCCGCCGCGTGCTGGCCGGCAAAGTGGCGACCTTCGAGCAGTTGATGCGAGGCGTGATGCGGTACGCGGCGGAGAAGACGGGCGCGGACCCACAGTTCACCAAGCATCCTGCGACCTGGCTGAACGCAGAAGCTTGGGACAATGAACCGTTGGTGCGGCTGCCGGCGAAACTGTCATTCGCTGATTCTGCAATTCTCGGGATGATGTCTCGTCTAGACGAGGAGGACTTCTCGCTATGACGACCGTCCTCACTGACGAGGCTAAAGAACACTTGCACGCCGACATAGATCGTCGGTATGCGCATGCGCGCAAACCATCAAAAAAGGTGCCTATTGCGGCGCTGCGGCTTCGCGAGCTCAATATTCTCGCGAGGCATCGGTGGCATCACCAACTCCCCGACGACGATGTCGGGCGGGTCTTCGTCCGCGTGGTGGCAAACCATCAAGCATCTCTCGCCGGTGATCCGGGCGAGCGCATCTTCCGATGGGTCGAACTTTGGGCGCCTTGGCTCGACGAAGATGAGCTCGACGAAATTGTGCAACTCGCGACGCTCAGCACCACGCACTACACCGCTGACTCTGTCGCGAACGCCATCGGACTCGACTACGCAACGAGAAAGCTGCTGCGCATAAGAACGATTGGTGCCACCGATTTTCCAAAGGCAGCACGCCTTGCGCGGCGTCGAGAGAAGCATGCTGAGCGAGTGGCGCGTCACCGGCGCGCGGCGGGAGCTAAGGCCCGGGACGGTAGCATCAGCGCTGCACGCCCATGGGAAACGATCGGGATATCCCGCGCCACCTTCTACCGGAACCGCGAGCGCTATGGACGCATGTTCCCCACATCAACGGAGGCCTCATGATGAAGAACACGTCTGAATCGACAATCGAATCGAGCCCGGAAGGCGAAGAGCTCATCTTGGCCGGCATGAAAATGATGGGCGTTGTGTTGCACAAGGCGCACGTTCTCGTTCACCTCTCCAAAGGAGAGCTGCAGGACCTGGCCAGCGAGGTCGGGGGCGCCGAGATGGGGGCTTTTGCGGAGGATCTGCGCGCGGTTCGGCGTACGCTCCGGGATCTCTGTGCGATCGTTAAAGTGGCTGAACGCCGTGCGACCGCCGCCAAGCCGGGGAGGGCGCCCCATGTCAGGCACTAAACCGATGATCGCGGCACGCCGCCGGCACAGCGCCGAAGGCGACTGTCGATTTTACGCGACGGTCACGACGGACGACATGTCGCAGCGGTTCCATAAAGGGGAGCGGATCATTTACAACACGAGCATCCGCCCGGTCATTGGCGACGACGTCCTGATCATCCGGGCGGGCGATTCGGAGGACGGGGGACTGATTCGACGGCTGGTCGGATTTGACGGTCGGAACCTGAAATTGCTGCAGTTCAATCCTAAAATTGAAGCCGATCTTGCCATTACGGAGGTGCGGGCGGTCTACCCTTGCGTCGGAGCCGAATACATCCGCGCTCCGCGCGATTGA